GGCTCGGAGACCCTTGCTTGCGCCTCCCACGTCTGGTGTACCGACACGCCCCTGGCTCGATTCTGGATCTTGCTCATGCGTTCACTCCTCGTTCACGGTTGCGCTTGTTCATCGCGTACTCCTGCAGGTGCTCCTTGTTGTTCGGGTCCATGCCGAAATCCCGCATGTTCTCCAGGTCCGCCCGCGTCAACTGCACCTGGTTCTTCTTCGCCGCCGGCCGCCCCACGGCGCCCCTGGTCACTGGCGCCACCGTCGTCTTGGCCCCGCCACCACCGAATACCCGCTGCACCCGAGACTTGAGCCCAGGCATCTGTGTGGCGACCCGGCGGTCCAGCTCGTTGAAGTACTCGACCGAACCCACCGCGAAGCTGTGCTCGCCGGCCTTGACCTCGGCCGCCAAGCCGATGTCGATCCCCCTGGTTGCCGCGGCCTGCTGTCGGAAGTCCTGGTGCTGCATCCAGCGGTTCCGCCCCAGCCACCTGTCCGCAATCGGATTCGTCGGCTTGGTCTCCTTCGGCTCCGGCGCCTTGGCCAGCGCCTCCTTCGCCCGCTCTGCATCTCTGGCATCGGCACGGAGCTTTTCCAACTCCCCCTGCACCTTGATTTCGGTGTCGGTCTCGCCTGCCTCCTTGGCCGCCTTCAACTCCCGCTGCTTCTTCTCGATCTCGCCAGCCAGCATCGCAGTCACCAGGCTTACGTTGACCCGCTGCGACTCGAGCAGCGCCGCCTCAGCCCGTTGCCTCGCCGCCTCCGCTGCGTCCGCCCTGGCCCGCTCCTCGGCCTTCAGCCGGCGTTCCCTGCCCACTCGCTTCTGCAGCGCCTCCGGCCAGTTCTTGCGCTCCTCGGCCGTGATGAGCGTCAGAGGGTCCACCACCTCGCCGCCATCGTCGTCGTAGACCGTTTCGGCGGGGGTCTCGTCTGCATCGACCGCGGCCTTCCTGCCGGCACCCTCGTCCTCGTCCAGTACAACGACCTCAAGGTCATCTTCTGGCTTCAGGCTCGGGTCAACCGAGCTACCGCCCAGCACCTCGTCGCGGTCTTGAGACCCGCCGTCCAGCGCGTCCAGGCCGTCATCGACCTTTTCGTCCTTCAGATCGTCATCATCACCGCCCAACAGATCAGCGTCGCTCAACTTCGCCATACGTCCCTCCGGCTCTCGCCGTGTTTGAAAAGGCTTACAGGTAGACCCTAAACCCTGCCGGGTTCTTGATCCGCATCGTGATGTCGTCGTCGTTCACGGTCAGCAACTCAACGCCCTGGTACTCGACGTGCTGCCCGGAGTAGCGGCCGTAGATCACCCAGTCTCCGACCTTGATGTCCCATGCGAGGGTGCCGTCCGGCCTGCGGAAGCGCTCCGACTTGCCGGCAATAGGCCCCATCGCCACGACCTGCCCGATGTAGTTCAGGTGACGCTCGACCGATTGCGCCATCGACGGCAGGGCAATCCCGCTGGCCGTCATCCGCTTGGGCTGCTTCGGAAACACGAGCACCCGCCAGATGGTCGGCTCCGGTATGTCGTCCGGGTCGATCCCGGTCTCCGAGAAGTCCATCCAGTCCAGCACCTCCCGACCAACCGTCTGAGGCGGGATGAACTCGCCCTCGGCATCCTGAAGTTCATGGAGAAACTCGTCCGCCGCCGTCAGTGCGTCGCTCATGTCACTCCTCGTCAAGTGTGTCGGATAAGCCCCTGCTTACCCTATCGATTATCTGGATGGCCTCCTCCATGCCGGCGATCTTCGCCGACCTCCGAAGGTAGTCCTCCCAAGTCTTGCAGTTGCCCCGCGCGATCTTCGGCGCCTCCTGGTCGATGTGCGCCTGGAGCGCCTTCTTGTAGGCGAGCGGCAGGCTCATTCCTTCGGCCCCCGCAGCGACGCTTCCACCTTCGCCACCGCCTCATCGAGCATGCGCTGCATCTCGGCGGTCATGCGCTGCCCGGCCATCTGCCGCCTGGCCTGAGCGAGTTGCTCTCGCAACGCCCCCTCGCGCCGGCCGAACTCCAGTCGCATCTTGCCCCGCTCGATCTCGGACTTCTCGGCCGCAATCTGCTGCCGCGCCTGGTCAAGCTCCTGCGCCTGCTGCGATAGGGCCTGCGCCTGAGCGCCAGCGTCCTGCCCACCGGGGGCCGGTAGCCTCTGAATCGCCGCCGCGGCCATCTGCGCCAGTTGATTCTCGACCTGCGGTGGGATCGGCTGCTGCTCCTCTCCACCCAGGGGCGGCAGCTGTACGCCCATCGCCATCGCGTACTCGATCCGAGTCTGGTAGGCGATGTGCTCGGCGATGTGGGCCATCATCACCGGGGCAAGCTGCTGAAGAAGTGGATTCTTCTCCGCCTCCATCCGGTGCATCAGGTCCATGTGCACGGCAATGTGGGACGGGTGCGCTTGGTCCTGGAGCGCTCCGATCACACTGCCCATCAACGCCCTGCTGTTCTCCGTCACCGGGTCGCACCGCGGCGGCTTCTGGGCCTTTCGCAGGAACCGCTCGAAGTCCGGAACACGCAACGACTCCAAGAAGTACCGCTCGACCTCCTCCTCGTCGTAGGCTTGCGGCTTCGCATCGGCTCGCGCCTGCACCGCCTGAGCAATCGCGATCCGCTGCGTCGTACTGAAGATGTTCGGATCCGACACCGGCACCACGTCAACGCGGCCATCGAAGTCCGCCCTGGCGATCGACCGCGGCGCACCGGCCACCTCGTAGGGGTAGCCTTCCTCCGGCAGGTGCTGCCCGTTCAGGTCGGCTATCAGCCGCAACTCCTCGCCAATCGCCTGGTGCAGCCGCGTGTGGATGCCAGAGTGAACCTTGGAGCCCTGCTCGATCAGCGCAACCGTGGTCCCTACAGGCCCCGTATTGCTCGCGTCTCCGACCATGCTCTCGGTCGTCGAAGCGAACCGCCGCCCCACCCCGATCATCAACTCCAGGGTCTTGAAGTCCGCCTCGCTCGGCCCCTTGAAGCTCGGCGTGAAGAAGCACTTCTGCAGTTCGTCGGAGGTCATATCGACCTCCTTGTAGACGCCGTACTCCAGGGACACGTCGGACGGTATGCGAGCGTCCTTGCTCTTGAACCCGCCGTTCATCCCTGCGAAGGCGCACCCGAGGATGATTGCCCTCAGCTGCCCGGTCACCGCGTGAGCCGTCCCGCCGATGAAGTGAATCAACCCCTTGGAATAGAAGCCGTCCCCGGGCAGGAACGGGAAGTGCACGATGCACCTCTGCCGGGTCTTGAGCGCGTCTTCCTCTTTCCAGTTTCTGCGGATTGCAAGAACCTGGAGACTGTCCTTGTCCACCGTCACGATGTACGGCAGCCCAATCCCCGTCGGCTGTCCGTCGTCTCCGATGTCCTCGAACCCCGGCAGGTCGTAGTAGCAGTAGCACTCCCACGCTACGTGGTCTTCGTCGTCCAGCAGGTACTTGTCCGCATCCTGCTGACCTTCGGCACGGTCCTGCGCCTCTTTCAAGCGCTCGTTGGCCAGCGGCCCATCCGTCGGCATGCCCAGCGGCACGTCGCGGTAGAAGCCGCTCGCTTGCAGGCGCCGCATGTCGTTCTTGGACGTCGGAATCTGGAGCGTGTACCGAGGCGCTGAGTTGAGTGACGTGCAGCCGTGGGGCACGAGCAAGTGATCGCCACGGATCCACCGCGACACCACCCGACGTTCCAACTCGTCCTTGTAGACCTTCTTGAACTGGCTGCCGTTGCACGCCAGCACGTAGAGAAGTCGGTCCATCTCGTCGTAGTACGTCCCGCGGTCCTCTTCCATCAACTGATAGTTGAGGTAGTCTGCGACACGTGTCGATTGCTCTTCGACTTCCTTCGTCCTCGCCCCGATGATCTTGCCCTTCGCCGGCCCGCTTGGCGGCACCAACTCGGCTATCGCGCGGGCCTGGAATTGCACGGCAGCCTCGGCGATCAGCGGGTAATGCGTCTTGCCCGCCAGTTCCATGATGTTCGCCGTGCCGCCGGGGCTTGGCGCGAGCCCCTGCAACTCGATCCCATCTGCCAGTCGCTCGAACCACTCGGAGCGGGCCAGCGCGTCGGCGCGCACCCACTCGTCCACATCCCCAGCGATCTTGGACAGCGTTGCCGCATCCAGATACTCGGCGAGGTTCGCCCCGTGCTCCATCGGGTCGCCCGGCGCTCCCTCAGCGCCCACCAGCGTGCCGGCTGCGTCCATCGCCACCACGATCGAGCCGTCCGGCAGCACCTCGATGCCGGGGGCAATGCCCGGAGGGGTCAGGTCCACGAGCGCCATTGCATCCGCAGGCAACTCGGCGTCCGTTCGCCGGGCCTCGGACGCTAGAACCTGGTCCGGGTCGCCGAACGTCACGTCAGTCAGATCACGCAGATTTACGGGCATTGGCTATCCCCAACACGTTGCTTGGCATGTCTCTTCGCGGCACCGGATCATCCTCGTCCGGTGCCTCCGGCTTGTCCGCCCTGGTCGTCAGGTGGAACGTCTTTCGCAACCAGGTCCATGCGTGCACGCAGGTATCCGGCGTGTCGTTGCCCGGGTCGCCCTTGATGAACGTGGCCGCGGCGCACTTCTCGATCACCTGGTCCGCCCATCGCCGGTCCATGTACCACACGCACCCGTCCTCGAGCACGACCGATGCAGCATGCGCCCTGGCCAGCTTGCTCCTGTCGGCAGACAGCGCCAGCACCGGCACGCCAGCACGCCTAAGCTCGTGGATCAGGCTGTGACCGCTCGACTTCTTCTCGACCAGCACTCGGTCGGCCCGGCTCGTCTTGTACCGCTCGATCGCGATGCGGCGCAGCTCGGGGAACTCTTTCTTGTCCTCCCACCAATCGAGCAGCATCACGCAATGCCGCGGGCCGGTCGTCGGCTTGCGCCACCTCGGCGTCTTCGGGTCCTGGAACTCGGTGGGAGCCGGCTCGTCGTAGATGAACACACCCCAGGACGTACAGGCCGAGAAGTCGTCTTCCTCGCCCTCCTCAAAGGCCGTGTCCCACACGTCCACCACGTACTCGCACCGCGGCGGCTTCTGGTATGGCCAGCGCCGCCAGTGCTCCCGCTTGAGCACGGCCCCCTCGTCGGGACGCGGGCGCTGCTGGTAGAGCGCGGTCCAGTTGCGCAGGCCCTGGCTTCGGCGCTCCTGCGCCAACATCTCCGGCGTGAACCACTCCGGCCAGAGAATGTCGCCGACCTTGCGGCCCAGCGGGTCGTTGCGCCGGTCCTCCTCGGTCTCGACCACCGCCACCAGACACAAGACATACCAGCGCTCCCCGTCCTGCGCCGTGACCCATCCAGATTCCCCAGCCCACGATTTCGGTAGGATTCGACCAGCCGGGTCGTCTGGGTGCCATCGCGTAGTGATGAATACGCCCCACGCGCCAGGCTTCATCCGTGGGCGCAGGTCACCCAAAAACCACTCCCATGTCGCGTCGCGCACCGTCTTGCTGTCGGCATCTTTCCGGCCGCGCACCAAGTCATCGCAAATCCACCCGTCTCCACGCCTACCAGCGAACGGCTGTACCCCGGTCGCGTGATACTCGCCACCAAGCGCGGTCTCCCAATGCCCCGCGGCGCGTTGATCGGCCGCGAGACCGCACCCGAACACCGCCCGATGGATGTCCGACCCCACGAGGTTACGCGCACGCCGACCAAATCGGTCCGCCAAGTCCTGGGTCTGGCTGGCGCAAATCAGCGACCGCTCCGGGTGCCGACCGAGATACCACGCCGGGAATAGCGTCGATGCGTATGTGCTCTTGGCCGCCCCCGGCGGCGCCAGGATCATCAGCCGCTTGATCTCGCCGCGCTCGACATCCTCGAGCCGCTCTATGATCGTCTGGTGATGCAGCGCCGGGACATACCTCGCCGGCAACGGCAGCCTCTCCAGCCCACGCAGGTCCTCGTCAGACTCGATCTCGGCTGGGATGTGCAGCCCGCAGTAGACCGCGAGTCTATTACGCGCCGCGATCAGCTCCAGGCGCGCCAGGTCGTCATCGAGCGCTAGCAGATCCTCGGTATCCACCTATCTCTTTTTCGCGTCCTTGATCGGCACCACCTTCGCCAGCCCGAGCCTGACGCTGCGCTCCTTGATCCTCTTTTTCAGCGTCTCCTCGTCCGCCTGCTCGAATGACCCCGGCCCGCCAGACTCCTGTCTCTCCATTGGGCGTCCCCACCCACGATCCAGGATCGCCACCGCCGCCGTCACGCGCGACGGCCCACGCCCGCGCTTGGCCTCGTCCAGCAGCGCCATGATCGCCTCCTCGCTGTGTTGTCGCGCCAGGTCCTCGATCCGACGCATTTCCGGCGTCTTCTTCGCCCGCCCGCTTGGGTTGCCGCTCTGCCCCTTGACGAACGGCCGCCCGGGAGGCTTTTTCTTCGGCGGTTCAGATTCGCCCATCACGCTCTGTGTCGTCATCGTGGACTCCTATGCCCGCCACCTGCTCACGGCGCGCGTCGTCGCTCCCTCCGTCTTGGCGCTTGCTGGCACGCGCAGGGCATGGGCCGCGGGGATCACCAGCCGCGTGCGCAGGCTGGCGATACGGCGCACCCCGAGGTCCTCGCACCAGCAGCCCTGTAGCGGGTGGTAGATCGCACCAGTCGGGATCGGGGCGCCGTCATCGGCGGCCTCCGCCGTCACGAGTTGCGCCCCATACTGCCTCTCCTGTGTCTCGTACAGTATTATGCGCTCCGGGTAGCGCCAGAACAGCGTCCGGCCTCGCTCGCCCAGGGTTGCGAAAATCTCGCCGAACGACGCGCGCATCTCCTGGACCAGCAGGTCCTCGGCGTCATCCTCGTCCTGCGCTGCCAAAGCGTAGGTGGTATAGGTCAGCCTCACGACACCGTCGCGGCCGTCCTCGATCTCGAAAAACGCAAGCGGCGGCCCTACGCAGCAGAGGAACGCTCCCTCGAACTCGGCGATCAGGTCCTGCGTCGTCAC